TACTCACCTGTGGGTAGACCGGCTAGGCGTGAGAAACAGATACGCTCGAAGTTGGCGTTATGCGCCGTCTTCGTTACCGCATCATCCCACAAGCCGGGTATACGACGCATTTCGTCTTCATTGGTTGTTATCTTCACTTCCCCATCATCAACCGCATATGCGGCCATAAGGATACGAAAACTAGGGTGCTCAGTATAGGCATAAACCCCTACTTTTTGAAGGTCTAGCTCGCAATAAGTTTCAATGTCAATATCTACGTTTTGCATAGCGATAGCCGGGGTTAGTAGCCCCGGCTCGTTCACCACCTCTTACTTCGCGTTATCGGCTACAATTCCCCAAAAGTCGCTTTCCTCTACCTTGAGTGCGTACCCGTCTTCGTAGTCACCAATTACTGCATCGGCGATAGCGTCAATGTCGTAATCTTCGCTGATAGCGTCCCCGGCTTCGATTACCTCGATAATCTCACGCTCAATAGCTTCTTCGCGGGTGGTGTAGGTTGCCTTTCCCATTTGTCTTACCTTTTCTGTAGTTACGCCTTAGGGTATTTCCCTTGACACTTACAAGTGTACAAGATTTGAACTTTTGAAACAACCTAGTTTCACGTGAAATAACTCACATAACGAAAACCCCCGGCTATTCCACACGCCGGGGGTTTTCTGCACACAAAGTTCGCTAACATCTGGTTAGCTACCGCGTTTTACGTCTACGGTTCGACGGGTCTGTTAGATAAGGTCTTCACCCTCGCTCTCGGTGCCCACAGGCTCGAACAAGTCAGAGGCTTTCACAGGTGCGCCCCCGGCCAGTGGTTCACCATCACGGGTTTTCTGAACAGCGAGAATCTGGAACGACACACCCTTACCGTTAGTACTGTACGGGAATGCTTCAATAGCCGCACGGGCATACACACCTGAATAGATTTCGCTCTTATCCAGAATTTCGTTCACGTTCTGGTCTACCACGCTAGGCTTGCGGTCGGCATTGGCGCGAACCGACATGTAGTAACAGCCTTCGTACTCTGGGCGGTCTGACTCATCGCCGTCTCGCAAAGTGTTTCGCCAATTCTTCGGGATTTGACCGCCGAACCTCGTCTCTTTACCGTTACGAAGCGCCGCCTGTTGTGCGTTACGAATCTTTTCTACGGTCTTTTTATCACTCTTAGGAATAATGAGCGTAGCTGAGTATTTGGGGGTGTCACCGTCTTCACCCGCGTAGGGCTCGAATAGGTGAACGAATGATAGGCGAACTTCGCCGGTGGTGATACGGGTGTTTTCTTTAGCCATGTTTAGACTTCCTAACTGCTTATCGGTTTAGACGTATTGATAGATACTGAGTTCATCATCTGGAGTAAACTCAATACCATAGGCGTTATAGAACGCCTCTACGGTGAGAAGCGTAAGGCTTCTTGCACCGCTCTTGATGCGCTTGAGTGTATCAGGGTGTAAACCCGCCCGCTCGCACATCTCTTTTTCGCTCCCGATACCGTGCGTAGCACGCCAACGGTCAAGAGCGTCAAAGTCAATTTTAACTCGATTATTCATTACCGAACATCTCGCTTACCTCTTGTTTCTTGCTAATCGCCTTACGGCGGTCTGACTCTGGAACTAACGACGGCTTACCCTCTGTCATCTGTAGGGCATCACCTAGCACGCCGGGTAACTCTTTCTTACCCACTAGCTTGTCAAGGTCTGTAACCCCGGCTAGTTTACGGGTGGTAAATTGCTCAACGCTGTAGCCCGCGTCCGTAAGCCGCTTGGTAGCCGCGTCCGTATCTGCAACAACCCGGCGCGAACCAGAGCGAACGACTTTCCATCCGGGTATCTCTTGCCCTTGCTCATAGGCTAGTTCAAGAGAAGATTCTTCTAGATGCTTTATCCAGGATTTTATCTCTCCCACTCGTTCCAGGTACCCGGCGCGGTCTTCAAGAGAAATAACGTTTGGGTCCTCTTCAAACGCGATAGCCGCGATTGATTCTGCCCGTGGTTTGCATATACCCCCCGCCGGGCAAAACTTGCATGCGCTTTCGCTCGGTGCAAATTCAGTACCTTCGTTTGATAGGGCTTTCTTCGCCGCCGGGCGTGCTACGTTTTCGCGCCATTCTTCCAGACGCTCTACAGAGATTTCCCACGTGTCTACGTTATTGATGCGGGGCTGAAATACCGTCATGCGAACACGCCGGGTCTTCTCTAGCGTATCCCGATATGCTTTGAGCGCGCCTAACGCATAGAGCATGAACTGTGGATTTTCCGCCGGAGATACTTCCACGCCGCGCCCGTACTTAAGGTCAATAACGTGTATCATATCGCCGCGAATAACAACCGCATCGCTCGTACCCCAGCAACCGGGGATACCCGTATCAAGCCGCTGTTCTAGCATCAACGCGCCGTCTTCACCTTTAGCTTTTTCGAGAATATCCAGGTACCAAGCTACATAATCTTGCATGGCTTCGTATTCCCGCTTAGCGGCTTGTTCATCGCCGCCTAAAAAGTCTAAAAGCTCAGCTCTAACTTTTGATGTGTCTGCTTCGTAGCTTTCATGCCCTGGCAGTTGAAATTCCCGGCGGGCTTCCACCTCTGCCAGAGAATGAGCGATAGTACCTTCACGGGCAAAATCGCTTTCTTTCGGTTTTGGTGCTTTTGCCGCCATTTCAACAGAGGCCGTACAGGTTAGCCACCGCGCCGCGCTAGAAGGCCCTAGCATTGCGTGCTTACTAGGCATAGTTTTCAGATTTCGCAAGCTCAATAAAGCGGGCGGTCTGTTCTTCATTCATGGTGCTTATTCGTTTAGCACCTACAGTAGTAAGTAGCCGCTTCAAAACCGCCACATCTTCGTTCTGCATCATTTCAGATGCGAGAACGGTAGCGTGTGCGAGCAAGTCCTTTAGGTCTTTAGGCTCTTCCTTCGGGACTTCTTCCTTCGGGACTTCTTCCTTCGGGACTTCTTCCTTCGGGGCTTCTTCCTTCGGGGCTTCTTCCTTCTTCTTAGCGCGGGTAGCGCGCTTACGCTTAGGCGCGGGTTTCTCTTTAGCAACGCTTGAAGTTTCTTCCACCGGCGTGTTCTCGCTGTGAAGTTCACCAGCGATATAAGCTACTAGCTTGTTCTCGAATGGGCTAACCATCCCGTCGCTAGTTTCGAGTTCAATAGTAATACGCATGGTATTACACCTTTCTGTAGTTTCGATTTTTCGTCTTATCGAGTTCTCTATGACGTTTTCAAATACCTACAACGTGAATCGTTGATAACTCAACTATAAACCCCTCGGGGTACCAAATGCAACCTGAGTGGTTGTGAAGCTAGTCACTAAATTAAGTCTGACTCAACGACGCGAACGAAGACCTGCTGAGTACCATACGCGGCACTCTTACGCGGTGATGGATTGAGAATCCAGCCGGGTAGGGTGCGTAGCACGCGCTGTATCTCTGCAATGTCGCGGCTTGTATGGTCGCCAATTCGACGGTTCAGATCTTCACACCATACCTGCAACGCGCTAATCGAATTGATAGGCTCGGTACCTTCAACCGCGAACCCGCCGGGCGCGTTAGCCCGCCATTCCAGACGTTCATCAAGTGACATGTTCTCCCACCCGGCGGGTACCAGCGAATCAACATATTGCAGGATAAGGCCGGTAAGCGGCTCTTCCTGGATATACGGTGTGCGAGCGCGGTTCAACAGCTCGGTTTCCTCTGCTGTGAAATGTAACTTTTCACCATCTTTATACATCTGTACCGCCTCAGCCCATACCTGGTTTATGTATTCGTCCGTAAGAGCGTCAAAGTCTACCTTATGCTCTGCATGCACAATAAGGAAACGGCGGTTACCATCTTGACGGCGCAAAAACGCGGGGTCATTAGTAGTACCCCATACGACAGAGCGGCGCGGGTAGCTAGTCACTGTCGCCGCGAACGGCGCGCGGTATTCGTCCTTGCGTTGTGTTAGAAACTCTTTGAGCTTGTTAAAATCCGCCGCTCGGAGAGAATGTCCTTCATCTGCTGTAACTATCCACGACTTACCCATCTTCATAAGCGTATCTTTATTGCCGATTTCATCCAAGCTGTTGTACCAGCCACGCGACATTTTTTCTATCCACCATGATTTACCGATTCCCTCGGGGCCATAAATCATTAACATATTGTCCCATTTGATACCCGGCTCGAATGTCCTTGCAACAGCGGCTACAAGCACCTTGCGGGCAACAAGCCGGGTGTGTGGTGAGTCTTCCACGCCAGGGAGGGCAAACTCGACACGCGGCACCCCGTCCCACTCTAGAGACTCCAAATACTCCTGAACGTAATCGTGCTTGCGCTCTTGAACTAAATCCCTCAACACGTGGCGCAAGTGATTTTCGGTCATGCGCAAGCGGTATTTGCGTTCCAGGTGAAGCAGGATTGACGAAAAGTCGTAATCGTCTAACTGAGTGTCATTATCGTGCACGTCACGCCACGGGTAGCTACCGGGTGTAAGCTCCATAGTCATACCGCGGACGTTTAGCACTATCCCTTTAAAAATCGGGTCGTTGGCGGTAATCAGGTCTAGGTTCTGTATGGTACCCTCTACCATGCCCGCCTTGGTGCGTGTCAGTTTTTCTACCCATGAAGTGCTATCGGTTTCGTCGTTGATTTCCTCTGAAAACGACTTGAGAATCTCAGCAGACTGTAGTTTTTTCACACGTTCATCATTCGCCGCAAGCTCGTTCATGGCCTTAGTGGATGGTAGACGATTCACGGGTACGCCGTCTTTACCCGCGTCCAAATCCCCGAATTTATGCACCCGAACCAAGTCAAAAGCGTTCATCGCCCTACCCCCGGCGGGGTCGTTTGCATGATAGCTGTAGACAAATCCAGGATTTTCAGCAATGGGTGCCATACCCGCCTCTGACTTCGCGCCGTTGAGGTGGAAACGGTTAGTTGTTACCCGTTCATACGGTAATTCAAAGACCCTTATCAGCTCTGCCCAGTCTTGATAGGCTTGACAAAACAGACCTGCAACCCCTTTGAGAGTTTTAGGGTCTTTACGTTTCTGCACGCTCTCACGCGGCGATTTATCAAACTTGTTCGCACCTTGTAGCAGAGCATTATCAATCTCAATAGCCCTACCCTCACGGGTGAGAACGGTATACCCGTCCCCGTTAGTCGCTGGCAGGAACATATACCGCTCATGCTGAGCTGTGGTAGAGTCAAAACAGGTGTTACCAAGCAACGCCATAACGCCATAGCATAACTCGGTATATTTCGCCGGGGCTACCTTCTCAGACAGGGGCATAATAAGCCGATAGCGCGGCTTCTCTTTCGTAGAGCTAAATGTACTGTGCAGAGCGTAGGCGTATCCGTCAAAAACGTTCTGTACTCGGTCAATAAAACCACTATCAGGAAAATCAACGTCGAGAGTTAGAGCGCAACGTGATACTACGCTTGATTTATTGCGGCGTTCACCCTCGATTTCACCAAAAATGTAGTTACCAGCTTCTTTCTCGCCCGCCGGGGTTACCACGTATTCAAGGAATTTACCCCATGTGATTTTTCCTTGTTTCCAGGTTATAGAGTTGCGCTTAGGGGCGGTTGCAAAGTCTAATTCTGTGGTTGGAGAGACTTCCATCGTGTACCTTTCTAAAAATCCTGTAAATAGCTCATGAGCGCGTCTTGCGCTGTCTCTTTGCCTTTGAGTCGTGAGTCTATTATAGAGTCGATTGTGTTTCGCGCCATGACCTTGTGAATTATTACCGTGTGTTTCTGCCCCTGCCTAGAAAGACGCTTATTCGCTTGCTCCCATTCCTCAGTGCTCCAGGGTAACGTAGTCCATACGATAGTATGCCCACCGTGTTGCAGGTTCAGACCATGACCGATAGACGCGGGGTGTGCGGCTAGAACCGGTATCTCACCGTTGTTCCATGCGTCGAAAACGCCTTTTTCGTCTGAGGTGTGCAACACCCCGGCGGGTAGCGTAGCTTTTAGTTCTTCTAATTCCGCCTTGAAGCGGTAGAAAACCAACAACGGCGAACCGGTGCCATCGTAGATTTCGAGAACCGATTTTGCCTTTTCGTTATGTAGCTTCGTAATCTCAGCACCGTCTAAGTAATCGTCCACATCTGGGTAGATAAACCCGGCGCTAATTTGTGAGAGCTTACCAGTCATGACGGCGGCGGTAGCGGCGGAATGTATCTTACCTTCAGCGGCTTCTACCACTAAATCCTTGCGCATCTGGTTGTACGCGCGCCGGGCGTTCGCTGGTAGTTCCACTATAACGTCGTTTTCGATTACCGGCGGTAAGTCTATTTTCCCGTCTGTTTTCATTGACATGCAGAAAGGGCTAATCATGTCGAAAACGTGCACATCCGCGCCGGGGAGGGGCCGCCATTTTGTGACATAGCCTTTCCACCCGATAGTTTCGGCTTCAAACCACCGTTCACGAAATGCCGCTAGAGAGCGGCCTAGCGTAACACCCCTATCGAGAATAGCTACTTGCGCCCATAAGTCGAGAAGGCTATTCGGTGTAGGCGTACCGGTCAAACCCCAGCAGTTCACGACGTTACGGCGTATTCTGTTAGCGCTCTTCCACCGTTTAGAGGTCTTAGACTTGTACCCGCTCAATTCGTCAAGAATGAGTGTCCTAAAACGTCCATCCGCCGCGTATGACTCTGCATCCGCTTGTACATCACGGCTAATAACGTATATGTCGCCCTCAGTGTTTTCTAGACCATCCCGGCGGGCGCGCGGGCTTCCCGTGCACTGAACCACCTTGAGGTCTGGTCGCCATTTCTTAGCCTCTTCACCCCAAACATTCATAGCTACTCGCTTAGGGGCGATAACCAACGCGGGAAGGTGTTCGGGTGTAAGAGCGGATAAAGTGATAGCTGTTTTACCAAGACCCATATACAGGAAAAGCCCGCGCCCGCCGGGTGCTTCTTGAAGGAACTTTACCGCGTCTTCCTGGTACTTATGTAATTTCAGTTCAGAGTTCGACACGCTTACCCCGATACTTGCGTTCTAGTTGTTTGCGAAATTCCTTTGACCGGCGGTCACCGCCTTGACGTGGACGGGATTCGTACCAGTCTACAAGCTGTTCCGCCGTCCACACCGGCGTGTTACCAACAACCGCCGCCGGTTCTGGCAGGGGGTGCCGCTTATTGATGTGGTTACCGGTATATTTTGCAATACCTAGCATTCGCTCGGCGGCTCGCAAATCATAGAAATGCGGTGCACCCTTGAGGGATTTATCCTTTTTCATGGCTTCCTTCCTATAGATTCAACCGTTCAAAGTTTAACACCTTGAACGGTTGAAGTCAATTATTTCAGATGTGGCAGGTTCACTATGGAGTTCGACGCGGCCACATCCCAGAACGTAGCATCGTCCACACCGATAACGTACCCGCCTCTTTCCTTATGCAGTACACGCCGGGCTATCGCTGGCAGGTCAAAGCCTAGTAACGCATCCGCGAACCGTTCCTGTAGCTTATCGACGATACCGCCGTATGTAGCCTGTTCTCTGGTCGGATAAACTTTTCTTTCCATTTAGTAACTCTCGATTCCTGAAACATCATCACGGGTCAAACCGAAACGCGCTAGTAGTTCGTTCTCGCAATATTCGTAAGGGTCTTTACCTTCACGCTCCAGTTTCATAATTGGCGACGTTAGCCTTACGCGGTCATTGGGAGAGGCATTGCCCATAACGAAATTGGCGTTATCGAATGCGCCAAAGAAGTTAGGGTTAGATATTCGTAGCTCTACGAAGCGCCCGCTTTCGTCCGAATCCCAGACTAGATAAGCGTTCGCGCCAAAGTCTAGATACTCTTTGAGAACCACCTTCACGTTCTCAGTTGGTACACCGTAATCGAAGGCTTTTATGTAGTACCTTATGTCTTTCACAGCCCCTCCTTACCAAGGCGTATAAATTTCTTCTAGTTCATCGCGCGATACACCGAATTTATTTAGTAGCAAATCCTCGCAATACGTAAAGACCTCTTTATCCTCTGATAGCGCCGTACCGGTCTTCGTAATACCGTCTACAAACCCGTCAGAGTCTTGTAGCTCAAAGTTTCCGAAAACATAACTCATTTGGTCTATCTCGTTTTCATCTTCGAGAGTGCTTACCAGCAAATAAACTAGGTAAACATTTGCGTCTTCCTTCCACCTGAGCGCTACCTTAGCCCCGGCGTTCAGGTATTGCCGAAGAACCGTTTTAGCGTCTTCCTGCTTCACACCGGCGTTGAACAACTGCTCGAAGTAGTAAGTCTCTTTCATCATCTTTCCTTTGCCCGTCTCGAAGCCTTGTTGCTTCGATATTTCAAGAATACACACTTTGAACCGTTGAAGCAAATCGCCCGCCGGGTGTTTCATGTCTCAAACGCTAGAAGGCTCTCTAAGAGGCTAATTTCAGCCCACCCTAACAACCACCCACCTAAGCCATAAAAACCACGTAGCGGTCGTTCTGTGGCTTCTTAGAGTAGATTTTGTCCTTCTACCACCGCACGCGTGCGAGCTATCCACCCGTCCACCCCGGCGCGGCCATAAGCTACAAACACCTGAGTACCTAATTTCGCCGCCTTAGCGTGCCACAGCTCTTGTGCTTTCGAGAGCCTACCCTTCTCGGTTTTCAGCTCAACTAGCCAAATTCCCCCGCCGGGTGTCATCACCATGCGGTCAGGTACCCCTCGCTCACTCGGTAGGAACTTTATGGCCTTCCACCCCTCACGGCGGCAAGCCCTCATAAAATACGCTTCTAAATCTGCTTCTCTCATACCCCTACGGTACCACTACCGCCATAACACCGCACAGCAGACCGTAGAGCGCCCGCTAACGGACAAACACCACCCGGCGGGCATAATCACCCATTGACTCAAAACTAACCGCTTAGAAAGCCGTCTAGCCCTCAACGCCACATCGCGCCGGGGTAGGGCGACAGCCCAAGCTCATAAGATTTTTCCGAAAAACCCTTGACAAGTCCAAAACCTCTATGTTATCGCGCGCACGCGTTCCTTAACTTAATAAGTTATATAGTTATATACTATCCACCTTCTAAACTTATAATCCGCGCGCGTACACCCGCGCATGCGCCCGCGCGTGTTCCTTAACTTAATAAGTTATATAGTTATATACTCTATTCAATTTTCAACTATTCAATTTTTAAGAACTAGAAAAAGACTTCAAACTCTATATAGAGAGAGTTTAGGCTGATTAGGGCGTTGACTAGGAGTTTTACCCATTTTCAACGGTTGAATTTTGAGGGAACAGAGGGCATAATGCAATAAATGACACTACTAGACACATCTGAGGGCATAATGCACTAAACTGTATCAAATGACAACATTGACCCTACCATTTAGAGCATTTCGCCCTCTAATCCTATCGTTTGATGTAGTTTAGTGCATTATGCCCTCTAATCCCTCAGATTTTGGCGTTTGAAAAAGGGTAAAACCCCTAGTCAGAACCCTAATCAGCCTAATTACGCGTTTTATAGAGTTTAGAAACTAGTTCCTAGAAATCTAAAATCTAGACTTTTGAAAACCAACCCCTCAAAATCACCACCTCTACACCTCGCGCAAAGCGCACCCCCGGCATGCAAAACGACGTTCCAAACTACCCACCACGCAAACTTAGGGGACTTCTTCTTTCGCGCCGGTTTCGGTTTCTCTCCATAATTACTCTCTCTATAACCTATGAGCTTCATCACATAAGCCATCTATAGGACAAATCAACGCTTCAAATGTGGTATGCTTGAAATACAGCTAAAACCCACGATAAAGGAGCGTCATTATGAAGACCGAATCAACCTTGCGCCCGCATGAGCGCGATAACGACTTGCACCTTACTCTAGGGCTGTATCAGCTTCGAGTTCTTGAGACGGCGTTACCGTCTGCTCGTTCGCTCTCTTACCAAATCCCAGCCCTATTGTCTGAAATTGGTGAATTGCAGGGTGTGCTCGCTAAAGAGGTTCGAGACGATAACCGCAAGCCAAACTACCCGGCGCGTAAGGCAGAGCTTGGCGACATTGCGTACTTAATCGCGCTCACGCTCAACGATTTAGGCGTTCGACGTATTACACCCGCGAACACCCGGCTTGCTGTTGAGCGTATGGCTAACGACGCCCTAGACGTTGTGCAGACCCCATTCGTAGGGGCTTTCGTGTTCTCGCAGGTGGGGGCTGATACTCTCAAGGTTCTCAACGCACCACGTGAAGAATCAACACCCGCTTTACGTAACTACGCTAACCGCCTAGCCCGGTTGTGGGAGTGCCTACCGTATCTTGCTGAGCGGCTTTTAGCCGGAGCAGAGGAATATGACACCCGGCGCGCTATGGTGTTCTCATTGAAGAATAATAACAAGCTAGTGAAAGAGCGTGCGGCGCTCCGAGAGGATATTTTTCAAGACGTTCTCAATGCTAATGTTCTCAAGCTGGCAGACCGCAAGAAGCGCGGCAAAATCAAGGGTAGCGGGGATAATAGGTAATGACAACGAACGATAACCACCACGGCGAACACCTGGCACGGGAAGCCGCCGACTATCTCGAAGAGTACAACCGGCTCGGCGAAGAGCAAGCACGTAACAACCTCTTTCCAGAACCGCTACCTGCAAGCCAGCACCATAACCGCGACCACTACGTTACCCCCGGCTCGGTAGGAACGAAAGAGCGCCGTCGGTTCTCACTAGGTATGGTTGCCACTATGATTATCACGTGCATGTTCCTAGCGCTCGCTCTCTTATCGACTACGCTACCAACGTTTTTAAAGATGTTGTTGTGTGCACCTATCGCCTTTATGGCCGGGGCATGCATCACCTACGCTCTCGGTGGACGTTATACCGAGAGCGACGAATAAGAAAGAAGGTACACCCATATGAAGAAGAAACTCTTTGCGTCTCTCGCAACTGTTGCGGTAGCGTTCTCAACCCTCGCCCCTATCGTTCCTGCGGATGCCGCACAGGGCAGACAGCCGCTTTCACATACCCAGTGCCAGCGCCTACGCGGTGTACAGCCGTGGGTACCGGGCTATCTGAATGCTAAGTATTGCCGTGGTTGGTTCGCTACTTTCAATTGCGCATTCGGTAAGCCCTATTGCGAGTAACCACCACTAACAACTAGACTTACCCGGCGCGGTTCTTATCCTCCCCGCGCCGGGTAACCCTAACAGAAAGAAAACCCATGAAGAAAATACACACGCTTTCACCGCGTGAGGACGTTCAAGAGCTAACGAAAGAACTACATGACTTCCTAAATGGGCGCATCGACGATAACACCGCCATCACCTTGTGCATTGTCAAAGATGGAACAGGTAGCGCGGCAACAGCCCTCTCACTCAATAAGCCCTATGACACAAGCGTTTTCCATGAAGCAGAGCAGGGCGGCTTACCGAAGGTTCACTACAACATAGACAACCTGAAACTTCACGTCGTGGTTCGCTCAGAACCTCAAGCGTACGAACTGTCTAAGATGTGGCGTAAGTATGAACAGCGTTCTTACTTGGCGCTGGAAGACCGGCGGGCTATCGACGTGGCTACAGCTAAGAACACAGAGGTGCAGGTATCGGACGTTCTGATACCGGCGTACTATACGAACATGGTAATCCCCAAAGCAGACGTTCGTACCGTGCTGACGAACGTGTTCATCGCTCATGTGTGGAACCACCTCGTAACTCTCAAGAATCCGCGCATCAGCGGGAAGTACCCGGATACCCCGGCGGGTGATGTAGTTATCAAGTTGGCAAAGATGAACCGTGTAGCCACCACGGGCTTACCCCGCACACCACACGTTCTGCGCTCAATGAATATGCGTAAGCTCTCGGATGTACTAGACGCGCTTACTACCTACCTTCAGGAGCAGGGGTGCTACACCACCTCTTCAATAGTGAATGCGCAATACGGTTTTAGGAATGATGCGAAGTGACACATGAACGACTCATGACAGTACTACGTTATAACACTAGGGTGTTCATTACCGCTGTCGTTGCTCTAGCTGTGGGGTTGTTTATCTTCATCATACCGATTGAGATTCTGCAACTAACATGGGCTAAAGGCTTTGAGCTGTGGTACATCAAGGTATTAGGCGCGGCGGTAAGCATTACCTTACCCGGCGTGATTATACATTTCATCGTTTGGGATTTACGAAATAAGTAAGGAGCAGAACACCAATGCCTAACGCACCATTGGAATACGCAACTATCTTGAATGAGCTACTCAACTCGTATGCTTCACGGCAACGGCAACCATCGGGGCGGTACGCCGTTGAGCGCTACCCCTCGTTGCTCTCGCTGTTGGATGACGCAACGAACAGCGGCGGTAGCACCGGCGCGTCTGCATCGACGGCATCGGTACCGCTCTCGCTGGATGTGGTAGACCTCAAGGAGGAATACGGTATCAAGGACTCAGAGTACTACCGCTCAACCATTCTCGGTAAGCTGGCAACTGATACCTACACCGAAGGCGACCTGCAACAGTGGGTAGACCTGCATGAAGCTATTAGTAATCTGTTCTACCCGCCGGTGAAGGAGTTCAGTTCCAACGCTCTAGAGTGTAGTAACTGTGGCTCTTCACCGCTCAAGGGAGTCAAGGAACCTGACTTCCTGGTGTGGTGCCCAGCGTGTCACCAGACATGGACGATGGAGGACTACGAAACTGAGATAGTTTCTCAATTGACCGACCCCCTCCCATAGTTGCGGGCATACCTATATAGTGTTATAATATATGTCGCACGATATTAGTGCATCTATCTACAGTCAGTTTGTTATCTAGACAATGTAGATTTTTAGTCATTGAGAGGCTAGGGAGTAGATACCCTAGCCTTTCGCTTTACCTGGCATGGGGTAGCCCGTGCAGGTAGACACCCCGGCGGGTACCCCACCCGGTACCCCATACCCACCCCATACCTATAGGACACCCACCATGCCAGCATCACCGGGTCAAGGTACACGCCGCTACATGAAGTTGCGTGCGATATTCCTTGATGAATGCAAAGAAGCTAACGCGCCGTGTTGGTTATGTGGGCAACCGATTGACTATCGGTTGCCCCATAACGACCCGGTCACCGGCGCGGTCAATCGTGAAGCGTTCGAGTTAGACCATGCTTACCCTCGGTCTACTCACCCTGAGCTTGCGGAAGACCCGTCGAACTTCCGCCCGTCCCACCGTGCATGCAACCTCAAGCGCTCGGATGGTAAAGGCGACTTGCCAATGGGTTCAGTTTCGTCTCGGTTCCTTATCGAACCTGACGAGTCTTATACTTATGAGTTCAACTAAGGTATATATTCTTAGTATTTCAAATTTATTACTATTTTTATTCCTGTAAAAGTTTGGGGATTTCTGAGTAATTCAGGATAAATAGTAGAACACTCGTACTAGGTTGTACCGGGTATTTTGTGGGTTTCACCCGGTACAACCTAGTTAGTTACCAAAGGGTAGTAACCCGGTATTGCAGGGAAGTAAGGGGTATGGGGGTAAAAATCACGGTACGAACATACGTTCGGCTTGTTCCGGGGCGCACCCCATCTCTCCCCCCGACAAACATCTAACCCCATTCGCAATTTTTAATTACTCGTATTAACCGCAGAAAACGCGCCCCGGCGCGAAACGGAGCCGAAAAATGACCGAAAATAACGCTTTGATATACGGCGAGATGGAGACTGCCGTTCGAGACGCTATTGAAAAAGCCGATTGGCTTACGGCGGCGGACGGTGCGGCTACTAAGATGCTGATAAACCTAGCAGGGCAGTACGATAATCTCGAAGAGGATTACGTAGACGGTAACATTTCCCGCCCTGAGCAGATAAAAGCTCAATATACAGTAAACGTGCACATCGTTCAGTTGATGAAACAGCTAGGTTTGACCCCTGAATCACGTCAAGGCGTGCCAGAGCAGAAAGTACAACCGAAAGAGACGGATTCAGAACGTCGTATGCGTGAACGCCGCGAACGCCGCCGCGCTCGAAACGGTGCAGAGCATAAGCGAGTGTAATTATGCGGGACGAAAACGGTAAACTCTACGGTGATACCGCGCCCCGCATCTTCACGCCGCCGTTTCGAGAGCTAACACCTGAAACTTCGCTAGGTTTTGAAGCGATTGAGACGGCAAAAGAAGATTTAGGCCGTAAACTGCACCCCTGGCAGGAATGGTGGCTTATCCATTCGCTAGAATTAGCCCCCGGCTCGTACACATCGGATGAATACCCGGTGTTGCGGTTCGAGACGGTCATTCTTCTTGTGGCACGCCAAAACGGAAAGTCGTTCATCGCCTCTACCCGCCTTCTTTGGCGAATGCTTATGTGGGATGGGCCAGAAATTGACCCGTTGTTGGTTCTCGGTACCGCTCATAAGTTAGCGGCGGCGGAAGAGATACAGGCGCAAGCTCATAATGCGCTCAAAGCGTCCCCGGCGAGCGACCAAATAGCGAAAATGACCGGTACGAACGGCTCTAAATCGCTCGAATTGGTGAACGGTTCTCGCTACCGCTGTGATGCGGCATCGGATGACGGCGGGCGTTCCTTCTCAGTGACAGACTTGTTCTTTGACGAATTACGTCAGCAACAAGAATGGTCGCCGTGGATGGCGCTTACAAATACGACGAATGCTAAGTTTTCGTCTCAGGTTATCGCCGTCTCGAACGCGGGGGAGTCAAAATCTGTTGTTTTGAACAGTTTGCAGGATAAAGCGCGTGCAGAGGCCCGCGAATTGCAAGCATTCATTGATAACGGCGGCGACCCGGAGGATTGGGCTAAAGAACATGAGGTGTCTTTAGGGCTTTTCGAGTATTCCGCACCGGAAGACGCGAATATCCACGATAGGGACGCATGGGCCGCCGCGAATCCCTCGCTCGGTTACCCCTTTGGCCCTACAGAGAAGAAATTAGCGGCAAGCGCCGCACTCGTCGGTAATTCCAGTGAAGACGGCGTACCTGAACATAAATTCCGTGCAGAGGTGCTATGCCAGCGCGTTGCAGTCGCCAAAGAAGGCCCGTTTAAGTCGAAAGACCTTGAGGCGTGCCTATCCCCGGCAAGTGAGATTGACTCAGAAAGCCCTATCGTGGTGGGAGTCGATACCTCAGCAGACGGAAAAATGAGCTACGTAGCCGTTGCAGGTTTCACAGCAGACGGTACCCCCCAGGTTGAGGTGCTGACTAAACGCCCGTTCATGGACTGGATACCTGATTTCTTGCGAACAGGGTTGAACTTCACGCCGCGCGATATTGTGTTGCAGGGCAAAGGCTCTCCCATTTCGTCTTATCGAGACTCCCTCGATAGGCAGGGCGTGCGTTTTACCCCGTGTGAAGGCTCGAATCTACCCGCCGCGTGCGTGCAGTTCGCAGAACGAGTAGAACAACATAAAATCCGTTGGCGCGACCAGCCTGTGCTTACCCGCCCTCTCCAAGAGGCGGTCAAAAAACATTATGGCGACGTGTGGTCTTGGAACCGCGATAAATCGCCTATCGACATTGCGCCTCTATGCGCGGCAACGTTCGCGTTATGGGGTCTGTTGCGATTACCAGATGAAGACGAATCGAAGTCCGTATACGCGGATGAAGATTATAACGAATGGTGGAAGTAGTTAGAAGGTGAAATATGCCTAACGCCGGTGATGTTATAGCGCGCGCGCTCGCAGGTGGTTTATCGCGCGCGGTAACTACGTTTATGGGACGTGAGGTTGTGGTAACCTCCCCCGGCGTGGGTATCGAATCTGAACCTCTGAATCTAACACCGGAACAGATGTGGCGTACACAGCCGCATTTGCGTACTGTTGTCGATTTCCTAGCTCGGAATATTGCACATCTAGGCTTGCATGTGTTCGATACATCGACGGATGATAGGGTACGTGACCGTAAATCGGTGCTTGCGGCTCTAATGTCTCAGCCAAACATGCACATGACTACCTTCGAGTTGATTTATGACTTGGTGGGTAACCTGGCACTGCATAACCGGGCATATTGGTTCATTTATGAATCTGCTGAAACGCCGTCCGGATGGGCTATACAACCTTTTCCCGCGTCATGGGTGAAAACCTCATACGGTACCTACTGGGAGCCTACGCAATATGTTGTTTCACCTCCCGATTCGCCCGATAAAGCGGTGAAGTTCAAACCTGAGAATGTGCTTGCGTTTGAGGGCTGGAACCCGCTACCTAGCAAAGAAGCCTCTGCTGTTGAGACATTGCGGCTTACGCTCGAAGAGCAGTACCACGCCCGCAAACATCGTACTCAAGTGTGGCGACGTGCAGGGCGTGTGGGTGGATATATCACCCGACCCGTGGATGCGCCCCGGTGGACGAATCAAGACCGCCGCCGTTTCCTCAAGATGTTTGAGGAATTTACGCGTGCAGGGTCTAAAACAGGTGGTACCCCCATCTTTGAAGAGGGTATGCGCCTTGAAACGTCTGAGTTCAACTCTGCAAATGCTGAATGGGCAGAGTCGGTAAAGCTCTCATTGGTGACTGTCGCACAGGTTTACCAGGTAAACCCGGTGATGGTTGGTGTTCTGGATAACGCGAACTACTCGAACGCGAAAGAGTTCAGTAAGTCGTTGTATACGAACACCCTAGGCCCGCAAATCCGCATGATTGAGCAACGTCTGAACACGTTCCTCATTCCTATGTTAGGGCTAGACCCAGCGGAGCACCTTCTAGAGTTCAATATCGAAGAGAAACTACGCGGCTCGTTTGAAGAACAGGCCGCCGTAGCTTCCGCCGCTGTCGGCGCGCCGTATATGACTAGGAACGAAATTAGGCGCATGAATAATCTCCCCGCGATTGAGGGCGGGGATGACCTGATTATGCCTCTGAACCTCGCAACCGAAAATGTTTCACGTGAAACAGACGGCGGCAACGACGAATCAGAGAATGTTTCACGTGAAACATTGGAAAACGACATACCAGAGGCGGCTAAGTCTATTATCGACGCTCACGGCGACCGCGCCCGGCGTGTTATCGCGGCAAAAGGCGATAAAACGGAGGTTCGAGAGCGCTTATCCCGTGAATTAGCGCAAGATTTGGCAGATTTCCCCGAATTGGCGGAAAAAGCCACTGATTTATCGACAACCGCCGCCGGATTGAGTGAAAAAGTAGTAGAAAGTGGTGATGTTTCACGTGAAACATAAATCCCTTGTGGTGGACGTGAACACCACCACCGAAACAGGCGTTTTCACCGGATACGCCTCGGTATTCAACAACGTCGATTTAGCGAACGATGTTGTGGTCCCCGGCGCGTTCGCCGAAACACTACAGTCATACGGGCCAAACGGTGAAAACATTCCCTGCTATTGGAACCACGTTCTTGACGACCCGCGAATGTGCATCGGGTGGACGCTCGAAGCCCGCGAAGATGAACACGGGCTGTTCGTTAGAGTTCAACTCGACCTCGATTCAGAGGTTGGTGCGAAAGCGTACCGCATGCTACAGCGCGGCCTAGTTCGACAGATGTCAATAACCTACATCGTTGAACAGGAAACACCCAATAAAGATACAGGCGTGTGGTACCTGCAAAAATTGAAACTTTTTGAAGTCTCTGTTGTTCCGGTTGCGGCTAATCAGGAAGCAGAGATTTTGGACGTGAAGGCAGACCGCCCTAAGCGGGAACGCCCCTCAAACGATACAGAGGAAAACGAAGAGAAGCCTCTAGATAGCGAAAGCGGTAGTGAAGAGGAACCTCAACCGGTCAATTCGGAGGATGAAGAAATTCACAACGAAGAGGAACCGGAGCCGGTCAATTCGCGTGTTCTCGCACTCGCAACAGAGGTTGAACTAACCAACATTCGACTATCCATTATGGAGGTAATCTCGTGAATCTGACTGAACAGCGAGACGAAATTATGAGCAAGACCGGCGCGCTTATTGAGAAGGTGCGCAAGGGTGAAGTGCTGACTGAGGAAGAGAAGTCCGAAATGGATACCCTCAAGACTCAGGCCGCAGAGCTTTCCGACCGCTTCAAGCGAGCAGAGGAAGCAGAGGCGCTTATGAAGTCCCTCGGTTCCCGCGAAGTAGCAGTACGCGAGGAGGAACCTGCACAGGCTCGCTCTCTCGGTGAGTATTTCGTACAGGGCGCTAAGAGCGCCGGCATTACCCGCCGCTTCAAGGCTGGCAACCGTGTAGACCCGTTCGACCTGCCCGAATACACCGGCTCGAAGGCCGCAGGTGACGTTATCAAGCTCGATAACCTACAGGCTACTGCCGGGCATCTCATTACCCCCGATATTGACCGCAATATCGTTACCGCCTACACCCAGCGCCCTACCATTGCCGCATGGCTCGGTGAAGGCACCATCGCATCTAACGCTATTGTCTACTTTGTAGAAAAGGTGTGGGACAAGAGCACTAACGGCGATTTCGCTACTGTTGCTGAGGGTGCTGACAAGCCCGGCATGACCCCGCCCGGATATACGGAAGTTACCGAAAATCTCAAGAAGATTGCGGGCTGGATTAAGCTCTCTATGGAGATGGCGGAAGATGCTTCCTTCTTGGTATCTGAGATTAATAACCGTCTGCTTTTGCAGTTGCTGATTTCCGAAGAACAGCAGTTGCTTTCCGGTGACGGTGCGGGAACCAACATCAAGGGTATTCTGAACCGTGAGGGCTTGCAGGTAAAGACCTCTGCTAACGCCGCCGGTAACCTGGATGCCGTGTATGAGGCCATGAACAGCGTCTACACTAAGACCGGCTTGCGCGCAGACGGCATTGTTATAAACCCTGCCGATTATGAAAAGTTCCGCCTGTTGAAGGACGGTAACGGACAGTACATCGCGGGCGGTCCCTTCCAGGGACAGTATGGCGTTGGCGGAGTTCTGCAAGACCCCCCGTTGTGGGGTCTGAACACTATCCAGACCACCGCTATTGCCGCCGGTACCGTGCTCATTGGTGCAGGTAAGGCCGCCGCAACCGTATACCGCAAGGGCGGTATTCGAGTTGAGACTTCTAACGCAGATGGTAACGACTTCACTAAGAACCAGTTCACCATTCTTGCTGAGGAACGTCTCGCACTTGCGGTTCGCCGCCCGGATGCTTTCGTGAAGCTGACTCTAGGGAGCTAACCGTGAAGCACTACGAAGTTGAACATCACGGCTTGTCTTATACGGTTCAGCTTCACCCCGATACAGCAGAGGCTATAGGGGCGGAGCCGGTAGTAAAAGATAAGGCACCAAACCAAAAGAAGAAAGTTTCACGTGGAGCAAAGAAGAATGTTTCACGTGAAACACCCTCAGAACCGGATACCCCCGGCTCGGAGGTTGAGACTGAGGAATAACGTTGAACTACCCACCTATCCCCGCGTCTACGAATGTGGATGAAGCAATAACGTCCATGATTCGCGCTTATTGCGGTTGGCACGTTGCCCCTGAGGTAAACGAAGCCCGTAAGTTCGATTACGACGGTTCGGGGCGGCTATTCATACCGACCCTGAACCTTGTTGAAGTACAACGTGTTTCCGTGGATGGGAAAGACTTGTACGATTGGACGTTTTCGCAGGATGGGTGGGTAACGTTTTCCCCTGAATACACACCCCCGGCGGGCGACCGCGCGGTTATGATTGAGTTCAAACACGGGTTTCCGCAAGCACCCGAACTTTCGTTCGTTCTTGAACGTGTGAAGGCTCGGTTAGCCGCGTTACCAGCCGCGCCGTTGGCGTATCAACGTGCAGGTACGCAGTCGGTAGGGTATGCAACGAAGAACGGTAGCATTTTGGGCTTCTCGCTCTCGGATAGCGAGAAGGAAGCCTTGAGTCACTACCGTTTGAAGGAGCAACCACTATGAAGTCTGTAGTTTTCCCTGGCTCTGCACAACCCGCGCCGTCTGTGGTATACCACAAGGCGAAGACGGGTGAAGTAGACAGGTACGGCAAACCAACCCGCGCATGGCGCGAACCTGTGCCGGTTGAAGACTTCATCTTGGATGTACCTTCCACTGAGTTGTCGCAAGATGGCATTACGGTTCGCCCTAATGCAGACGTTACACTTTATCTTCCACCATCGTACGCAGTGGCTACGGAGGATAAGTTCACGATTACGCACCCCCGGCTCGGTATTGGGGTTGAATGCGTTCCTGAAGGCGTTGGTTGGGGCATCACTAACGCATTCACGGGTGACGCGTTCCGTACAGAGGTCAAGCTAAAGGTTCGCCGTGGTTAAGGACACACTATGAAAATCAAATTTAATAAAGAAGCCTTACGCCAGTTGCGCGAGTCTCCCGCTGTACGTGCTAACCTCGAAGCGCGCGCCCAAAAGATAGCAGATGCGTCTTCACAGGGTGGGCGTGTGAAGGGGTACATCGTTACCGACCTTGTCTTGGAAAAGCCCCGTGGTGCGGTCTCTGTTATGGCGACCGGGCACGCCGCCTATGATAATCGAAAGCGGCAAACGCTGTTGAAGAATATTAGAAAGGGCGCGTGATGGATTTTCAAGACCCTACCGTTACCGCGCGTAGCTACTTGATGAAGCACACCGGCGCGCCCGTTTTCCTTGATGAACCAGACTCGGATTCTTACGACTACCGTAAGCCCTGCATCATTATCAAGGATGTAGGTTCGCGGGTGCTGTATCAAGGTTCCTTTTTAGAGGCTTCCCTACATTTAGACGTTCGCGCCGATACCCGCGAAAACGCAGAGACGTTAGCGCGTCAAGTGTTTTCGGTTATGCGTGAGTGGCACGGGCGCGATACCTCAGTTGTTCCTCAAGACAACAACGATTTCCCTAAATGGAGTCCCGAAGCCGATAGGCGGATTCCTGCATATGAATTTACTTACCGGGCGTGGTTTCGCCCGTCCACACAAAATAGTTAGGAGTGCCTAGCATGGCAGATTCTCTTTCGGGTGTTGCCGCGATTCTCACCGGTAAACCACTCAAAGCAACCGGCGGGGTGACACGCGCACCTATCGGTACGCCGCTTCCTACGGATGCGACTACTAAGCTCAATGCGGCCTTCGTTCCTCAGGGCTTCATCTCGGAGGACGGTGTTACCCGTACTACCGACGCATCGGACGACAAGATTAAAGCGTGGGGCGGACAGGTTGTGAAGGTTGTCCGTTCTGACTTCTCCGTTAGCTACAAGTTCAGCTACATGGAGTCTGCATCGGCTACCACCCTCAAGTCTATTGTGGGTGAAGAGAACGTTACCATCACTGAACCTGAGGCTGGCAAACACAACGGTAAGGTAGCGGTGAAAATCAACGCTAAGCCCGCGCCGCGTGCTTCCTACACCTTGGAGATGTTGGACGAAAATACCTTCATTCGTGAGGTTATCCCCATCGGTCAGATTTCCGTTTCCGGTGATGTGAAGTTCACTCACTCTAGCGTTATTAGCTACGAAGTGACTATTGAGGCGCTTCCTGATTCCAGCGATAATAACGCTTATGAGTATCAAGACACAGTTTTGCCTGAAAAGTTGGCTGAAACTAAACAGGCCCTAGGCGTTTAATAGCGTCTAGCTCGATACCGCCCCGGCGCGTTTTCGGCTCTCACGCCGGGGCGGGTATTCCCCTTTAGAGCCGATAACCATAACGAAGATAAGTAGAAAGCAAGTGTTTTCCCCGCACCTGCGGGGATGAGCCGGAGCCGAACAATGGCACAGAAAGCCAAAGCAAAGAAGACTTTTACCCGTAAATCGCAGAAACGTTACGAAATGGTAACCTTCACAACGCCGATTTACGAAGAAGAGTTTACGTTCCCCGCCGTTAAACACATGAGTCAGAAATTGGCAATGGCGCTAGATGCAGGGCAGTTCAAAGTGTTCTACGAATGGCTTCGTAACGCGGGTGTGTCCGAAGAAGAGATTGACGCTTTCGCCGCTCTGGATGGTGAAGAAACGCGTGAATTTATTGACGCTTGGAGCGACGGGCAGTTGGCTACACTCCCAAAATCATAGCCACAGTTGAGCTGTATAACCAGCACACAGAGGCGGTTATAGCTGAGCTGGCACCGGCGGGTATCCAATGGCATAACATCGGTGATACGCACACGTGGGATGAAGTTATTTCGGTTCTCTCGTGTGCCCCGCCGTGGGGGCCTATCCAACGCGCTATGAATCCGAAAACCTGGATTTGGGGTGTTCCCGGATACGACGAATTGGTTACTATCGTTGAGCTTTTAGCCACAGGCAATGTACAACGCGGAAACATGTCAGGTGCTAGGCGCTCTGACTTCCCGCAACGAATCCGCCGCCCGTATGATGAACGGGATGTAGTGGAAAAGAAGACCGTGGGTAAGGCAGAGGATGCACGGGTTGCGGCGGCAATTGTCAATGAGCATACCGGCGTGGATTTCGCATCGGTATTGACTCGATAATCTAGAGAGGGTGTATTGTGGGCGCTACCGTTGAACTAGCCACCGCCTATATCACGCTTGCGGCGGAAACGCGCGGGCTATCGAAACAAATAGCCTCTGAGTTGCGAGCTAGTGAACGGTACGCGTCCACCACCGGGCGTAATATCGGCGATAATATTCGACAGGGTATCGCATCGCGTAAACCGGAAGCGGATATTACCGGGCTACATGAGAAGGTAGAGGCTTCTCAAAAGAAACTAGCCGCCGCAACAGATAAGGCATCGCGCGACCGCGCCGCCGCCGCCCGGCGTGTTGAGATAGCAGAGGCGCGGCTCTTTGAGGTCAAGCAGAAAGATAACGCTACTGAGTCTCAAGTACTCGCGGCGCAAGACCGGCTAACTACGGCGCGCGCTCGATACACAGAGGTTTCGCGCCGTGGCGTTTCGCAGATTATCGCTCATAACGAAGCGCTAAAGTCCGCACAGGCGAACCTCAACGCGGCAACGCAGAGCGCGAATAGCGCCCTGTTCGCCCCGGCGAATAACGCCGTCTCAACAGTTCGCCGTATGGTTGCTGAGACTGGCAACGCGGGCGGGGTATTTACCCGATTCGGTAACCTAGCTCGAAGCGCGTATGATGGTGTAGCCACCGGCGCGTCTCGAACAGCTAGTGTTACCCGTAGCGCGTTTAGTGGTGTGGGTGATGTTGCGTCTAGCCTGTTCCGTGGACGTTTCTCAGAGGCGTTTAGCACGGTAGCTAGTGGCGCTAAAAATACCGCGTCTTCTATGGCGGGGTCTTTTAGCTCAGGGGCTTCTCGCATCTGGCATTCACTCACCGGCGCGTTCCGTGGTACCTCGGATACAGCAGGTGCAGAGGGCGCGGCGGCTTCTAGCCGTTTTTCTGGTGGATTCCGTGGTATTCGAGAGCGCATCTCGAACCATTTTCAAGGTGCGTTTTCGGGGGCTACCCGTGGCGCGGAAGAAGCCGGGCGCGAATCCGGTACCCGTTTCGGCGGCGCATTCAAGGCCGCTATCACTGGCGCGCTTGCATATGTTGGCGTTCAACAGATAGCCGGGCTGTATAAGAACTTCGTGCAGGAAGCGGGCGACCTTGAACAGTCTGTTGGCGCGGTTGATGCGGTCTTCAAAGAATCCGCCGCTCAGATGCACCAATGGGCCGCCACGGCTTCAACGTCTGTAGGTATATCGAAGAATGAGTATAACCAGTTCGCAAGCGTTCTAGGGTCTATGCTCAAAAACGCCGGTACGCCTATGGAACAGCTCGGAGACAAGACTAACAAGCTGATTACCTTAGGTGCTGACTTAGCGTCTATGTATGGTGGCACCACGGCGGATGCGATTGAAGCGATTTCCGCCGCGCTACGCGGTGAAATGGACCCGATTGAGCGCTATGGTATTTCACTCAACGACGCTATGCTTACGCAGGAAGGCTTACGTCTTGGTATTCAGAAAACCGGCGGGTCTTTCGACACTCAACAGAAACAGCTAATCGTTCAATCCCTGCTGTTCAAACAGTCAGCAGACGCTCAGGGAAACTTCTACCGTGAGCAGGATACCTACCAGCACAAGACACAGGTTCTTGCGGCGCAATGGAAAGACCTTTCGGCTCAGATAGGTGAGCGGTTCCTGCCAGCGGCGGGTATGGTTGCGGAATGGCTCTCCACACAGGGGCTACCGCTCTTTGACTCATTCGCAACCAGTATCGCCAATGTTGCGGATTTCCTACGGAATACGATTCAGTGGTGGGGGCCATTCGCTATAGGCATTGGTGTAGCCGCCGCCGCGTTCGGTGCATATAATATCGCTGTTGCGGCGTATAACGGAATTATGGCCGCTATGGCGGTAGCGAATGGTGTTGCAGAGGCGACGTTCTGGGGTTTGACCGCCGCAGAATGGGCCGCGCTATGGCCTATCTACGCTATCGTTGCAGGTATCGCCGTTCTAGTTGGCGGGCTTATTCTTGCATACAATAATATTGGTTGGTTCCGCGATTTAGTGAACAGCGCCTTTACAGGTATTCAGATAGTCGCCGGTATCGTCTGGCAAGCTATCCTAGATGCGGTAAACGCGTTTGTCACGTGGTGGCAGACTTACGCTCAACCCGTTATTGACCAGGGCATTCAAGCTATCCAAGCTGGCATGATGTGGCTGTGGCAAAACGTCATGATTCCCGCCTGGCAGGGTATTCAGACGGCGATTCAATGGGCATGGGAGAATATTATTCAGCCCATCTTCACCGCCATAAATGACGTGGTTACACATCTGCTCGCACCCGTCTTTGTATGGCTGTGGCAGACGATTATCACGCCGGTCTGGCAGGGTATTGTGAACGTCGTTACCTGGGCATGGACTACAATTCTACAACCCATGTTCCAAGGCATTTGGGCATTCATAACGGATATTCTTGCGCCGGTCTTTGTGTGGCTGTGGCAGAACATCATAGTGCCAGCCTGGCAGGGTATTAGCGCGGTTATTGGTTTCGTTTGGAATAACGTTGTCAAGCCGATATTCGACGCTATCGTTTGGGTGTTGCAGAACATCGTAGGCCCCGTGTTTACGTGGCTCTGGAACGAAATAGTTACCCCGGCGTTCAATGGTATACGCATCATCATTGAAATTGTCTGGAACGTCATTCGCGTTATTTTCGACGCTATCTATCACGTTCTCAAGGACGTGTTGGGCCCGGCGTTCTCGTGGCTCTGGGAGAACATCGTTAAACCGGTGTTCAACTGGATAGGCGACCACATCGGCAAGACAATGGGCTGGATAAAGGACAATGTTCTAAATCCACTAGGCCATTGGTTGCAGAACGATTTCGCTAACGCATGGAGCAAGACGGTTGAGATAATCGGTCAAGCCTGGGATACCCTGAAAAAGGTTGTCGGTACACCCGTCAAGTGGGTTGTTGATACAGTAATCAACGGTGCGTTGATTGATGGGTACAACTCGCTAAATGACGTATGGAGCGGCGCCGATATTCCCCGTATCGACACCGGCGGTATTCCGTCGTTCGACGTTGGCGGTTACACCGGCCCCGGCTCGAAATACACCCCGGCGGGTATCGTTCACGCCGACGAATTTGTGATTCGTAAAGAATCGCGCGCTCGGTTTGAGCGTGATAATCCCGGCGTGTTGGATTACCTCAACAAGTACGGTAAAATCCCCGGCTTTGCGAATGGTGGTCTCGTTGCGGGTTACGCAAAGGGCGGTAAGGTTGTAGACCCAAATAACCCGTTTGACGTTATCGGTGTGGGTCTTGACCGCGCCGGTAAAGCCGTTGATGATGCCGTAGACTGGGGATTTGACCGTGTAAAAGACGCGATTCTCATTCCTGTTGATACAGCGGCTAACCTCGCTAAAGACAAGTTCAAAGGTAATGAGTTTGTTGTTGGCGCTGTTGGTTTGGCGCAAAAGTCTGCACACGATATAGCCGATTTTGCGAAGGAAAAAATAAAGTCCTTCGTGCCTAAGTTCAATCCCGGCGCAGGTGTTGAGCAATGGCGGCCAACGGTTGAGCAAGCTCTCGGTATCGCCTGGCTCCCGGTAACACCTGATTATGTCAATGCGTGGTTGTCTCAGATTCAATCCGAATCCGGTGGCGACCCCGGCGTGACTCAGAACGGCTATGTAGATATCAACACGATTACCGGCGACCTCGCACAGGGTCTTGTTCAGGTTATCGGCTCTACATTTGCGGCTTACCGCGACCCGTCGTTGCCTAACGACCGTAGGCACCCGCTCGCTAACCTCGTTGCAGGTATGCGTTATGCGGCGGCTCGGTACGGGCGCGGCGGTATGCTCGGCGTTATCGGTCATGGGCATGGCTATGCAGACGGTGGTAGGGTTACCCCGGCGCTCTACGATAAGGGTGGCTTAATCCGTCGCGGTGTGCAAGTTATCGACCATCAACGTAAAGACCCTGATTATGTTCTCACTTCTCAACAGTGGGAGAACATGTACAAAATAGCGGAAAACTCAAGTAAACAGGTAAACAGCGGCATCACCATTGGCACCGTTCAAGGCTACACAGCTGAGGAAGTGGCACGTGAGATTGAGCGCCGTCGTAGGCAAGAAGAGGCACTAGTATATGGCTAATAAAGCGCCTGTGGTTCGATTGATTGACCCTACAGGGGTTGAGGAACCGGTTTACCTGCTCTCTACAGGCCGTAGCGCTTTCACCCTTCTTGAAGGGGTGGAAGGCTTCGGCCTACCTGAGTTTGAGTACAAGTTAGCGGATAGTCCTAATGGTGTAGGCTCGGTTATGCAGGGGCAACGCGTGAAAGAGCGCGAAATATACCTGCCCCTGCATATCCAAGGCGATAACCAAGAAGAAGTTATGCGGCGCTGGGGTAGGTTACAGCGCATCACCAACCCCGGCATGGGCGGCTGTATCTTGGAGATTACACCTGAGAACCGCGCGCCGCGTACTATCCCCGTCCTTTATAAAGAGGGTTTGCAGGGTAACTTTGGTTCTACGTACCGCAAGTTCTGGTACACAATGGGTTTGAAGTTACTAGCGCTAAATCCTTATTGGTCTGGTAGTACACAGACTCTTGTGTGGAAAACGCAGACTAACTCTAAGCCGTTTATTAGTGGTGGTGCACAGGTGAAGACACATAAGTTCTTCCCTGTTATCCTGGATGCTTCCGCCGTGGCTACAGGTAAGCGCATTCAAATCAATTCCGACCGCCCAGTTTACCCCACATGGTCTATGACCGGGCCTATTACGGATTTGAAGATTCAGGATGCGACCGGTAGGCAGTTGGGTTTTTCGGGGCAAATCGCGCCGGGAGACACACTGACTATCGACACTGGGACTTATGGTTTATCCTACGTTCGCGGTGGCGTTATTCAAGCGTCGGACGATTCGCTGTATTCGCGGCTCGGTGATAACTCGGAGATGTTCACGCTACCGCCCGGTGAGTCAGCTATTCGAGTCACCGGCGCGGGCATGACCGCTCAATCCCGTATTGAGTTATCTTACACGCCGTTGTATCTATCTGGTTATGAGGGGGCGTAATGCTAACTACGAATTTGCGCGACCCTAATAAAAACGTCTCAAGGCAGATTCGGTTCACGAAGCTATCGGCTGTGTTTCGTCTCAATACGCCTACCACGTTCACAGGTACTCTAGACCCTTCATCGACACCGTTTTTTGACCGTATCGCCCCCGGCTGGGGTGTGATAGCGCGTGATGACGGTGTTCAGTTTGGTGGCGACCTTACGAAGATTCATCGCAAGAACGATAAGGGCATTCCCACCTGGGAGCTAACCGGCGTAGGCGATTTGCAGGTTCTTGCAGACCGGCTTACATACCCTAACCCGGCTAAGCGTGAGAACGAACAAGATGTATCGCATTATCGTGATAAATCCCCGGCGGGGTTAGTGCTGTATAGGCTCATTGAGTTAAACGCCGGTTCGAGAGCGCTACCTGAGCGGCGCGCCCTCGGTATGGAGACAAAGTTCGTCAACGCGGGTAGTGAAGTATCCGTTGAGACGCGTCTCAAGTCCCTGCTCGAAACATGTCAGACTCTAGCGGCGGCGGGCAATATGGTTATCGAAGCCTACCCGCAACCGAAGGGGTATCTTATAGTTGTTCGCCCGCCTACCGTTCGCGCTAAGTCCGTTGTATTCACTCAACAGGGCGGCGAAGTTCTCGGGTGGGAGCTAACGAACAGCGCACCTACTGCTACTACCGTCGTTGTTGGCGGGCAGGGTGAAGGCGCGTCTCGAACCCTTGAGACGCGTACCCGTCCGAATACGTGGGGGCGGCGTATTGAGGTATTCAAAGACCGGCGCGACACGGATGAAGCGGCGGACTTGGAGAAAGCCGCGAACGAAGAGCTAGACAAGGGCGAATCACAGCAAACGCTCAAACTCGATTTTCGAGAGACTGAACGACTCAAGTTCGGTGTGAATTTCCAAATCGGAGATACGGTTACCGCCGTCTTAGCGCCCGGCTTGCAAGCGACGCTACCAGTTACCCAAGCAAAAGTCGAATGGGACGGGTACCAGAACCGTTCCGTCTCGCTAACACTTGGCTCTGTTGATGACAATTTGCGTGATGTGCGAATGCGCAAGCTGTTTAACGACATTTCGCACATCTCAACTATTTAGGAGACAGGGATATGGCAGGTGAAGCACAAGTTAGCTTCCCGAAAGTCAATGCGCCTCTGACTGCTGAGGAATGGGCATCGGTTACGCTCGGTATCGGCAACGGTACCCTAGATGAAGGCACGGGTAACTACCGCATTACATTTGATGATGCTTTAGACCAATGCGTAGTCTCACCCCCGGCGGGTAGCGGCTACGCTCATGCCATTGTTGCAGGTTTTTACCACCACCTCTACCAGCCGGTGCGTTTGCCGTTGCCGCCGGTAACGCAGAAAACTACGTACATTGTTGCTTTGACGTTTGACCCTACTAAGGCAGAGACTACCCCCGTAGCGCTTACTGTTCATAAGAACAACCTGGATAGCACCGGCGGGAAAAAGCACGTCGTTCTGGTTGAAGTAGACCGCCATCCCTCGCAGGTTCTTTCACAGGCTACGAAGCGCGGTTATGCTCAACGTATCGCCCCTATGATTGATATGCAGGATTCGGCAACGCTACCCTCAGCTAATCAGCAGATTTTCGGGTCAATGGCGTATGTGAACCGTGACCGCGCGCTATACCGTGTCTCGCTCAACGGTGCGAACCAAGGCGCGGCGTGGTCTCATGTTCTAGGTACGAAAACCGTCAAACCCCTACCTATGGGCGGCTGGGATATTTCTACGCAGTCACCTAACCAGTATGGTATCAATGTAACCCCTACACCTGAGGGCTTCAAGGCTGAATGCTCGTTCAACTACATTCGCTCAGCATTCAGTTATAACGTTGGCGGCTCTTGGAGCGTGCTAGGCACCTTCATTCCGCCGGAATTGCGAACCGTACAGTATGCAGAGTCCATGTTTCCGGTAGTGTACTTGGTAGGCGGTAGCATTCGACAGCTTGTCGCCCGTGTATCGTTTTTTGACGGTACCTTATCCCTCATAAACCCTTTTGGCGGAACCGTGGAAATGACACAGGGCGGGCAGTTGAACGTACCAGCGGTCATGTGGACGGCCAATAAACTCTATACAGTAGACGCATAGGAGACGTATTTATGGCGCTAACGGTTAAAAGCTCGCTACGGTGGGGAGATTTGACGGGAAACGTTCGCGCGGTTCCTGTAACCACCCCGGCGGGCGCAAAGGTTGAAGACGTATCGAAGCTCATTACGCGCGGCGTTTTTGAAGACTTTGTGCTAGACGGTGCAGACGGCGGCCCCGTGAAATACGCCTTAATTCCGTACCTGTACGACCACGACGGGATTTTGCGTTTGGACGGGCAGGTGTACGAAGCCACCGTGAAGCCAGGCGTGAATGATATGGTATCGCTAGACGATTTGCCGTATTTCTACAACGCACAGCGTAATAAGGTAACCACGGGGACATTCGCGCTCGCTTCTATCGTTGCGGGCGGCGACCACAAGGCTATTACCCCCATCCCCGCACCTGCACCGCCTACCCCGCCGGTGGTTGCACCCCCCGCTGTTACCCCTTCACCTGTACCGGAAACGGCGGCGGATGAAGTGGTAGAAACGGGTATCCCCGGTGCAGACCCTACAGGCAAGGAAGACTCAACCGCCGCGATACAGGCGGCTATTGATGAAGCCGCTAAGAATATCAACGGCGGCAAGGTATACCTACCGGCGGGGATCTATAAAGTCTCTTTCCCTTTCTTGGAACTAAAGCCGCACGTGACTGTTGTAGGCGACGGTTCTAGTACCTGGATAGTCGCAACAGCTGATAAGGCTGTGACTGAGAAGACCGGAGTGTTCCATACCGGTACTTACAATACGAAGAAGACAGACCCGAAGCTATTCCGTTTCGGTGTTGAAAATCTGTTCATCACCTCCCGCGCGGCGGATGGGCAACACCACGACCCTATTCCGAATGTTTGCGGTATTGTGTTCAATACCTTCTTACAAGAGAATCCAGCAGACCCCGACGCGGTACCTACCCTAAAAGATGTTGAGATTTGGGGTATGGATGAAGGCGTAGCTTTGCTCGGTTTGGACGACCAAGGCATGAAGGTGTACAACCTACGCATTCGCCGTACCTTAGGCCCCGGTATCGTTGTGGGTAAACCTAAGAACCACCCGGAAGGTACGGGCGGCGCGGCGGATAACAAGTTTATCTGTGCAGACGTTTCTAGCGCTAACTTAGGTAAGCGCGGCGCGGCGGGCATCGAGATTTACACCTCGCAGACTAAGTTCGTTGCGTCTACCTCCTGGTATAATAAGCGTTTCCGCCCCTGGCAGGATATTTACGGTCTTACTACACCACAGCTAAATGCTAACGGACAGTTGGCGGCGGCGCGTGTCGCTATGGGTGCTGAAATGACCGCCGGGGCAAGCCGTAATCGACAGTGGCAACACGACGGGGCGGGTTGGTATATCCGCTCTACCAAGAACATTTTCAGTGCTTGTACTGCACAGGAAAATGGCGGTCATGGGTGGGTTGTCGAATACTCGGACAACCAGTTAGCCGGGGTGCTAGGTGAATCTTCCAGTTACACCGGTTGCGTCCATGATGCGGCGGCGGTGAATGAAGCGGCTGACTTCTACATCTGTAACGACGCTCAACGCACTACGATTACGAACCTTCGCGCAGAGAGCGCGCGCGGCTCGAACACCGGTGCACGTTTCGGCGTGTATATCGAACCTTACGCCAATGAGGTTGCTATCACCGGCGGGTTGGCGCAGAAACAGACCACCGCGCCGGTGTTCCTCGGTAAAGATTTCCGGGGTACTACCCGCATTGAGGTAAACGGCGTTTTCTACGGTAACCCTGATTTCAAGCCTGTTGTGCAGGGCGCATTCAACTACCAGGTAGCAGAGGAAACGGAGCGTAGCCGCCCGCGCCGCATCGTACCGGTGACGTATTTCTATGCCGACCATTGGCAACCGGTGGGCATGCAGAAATGGCACCAGGTAGGGCTTGCCGGGGATGTTGTACCGTTTGTGATTATCAACCCGAAAAATGGCCCGTCCAAACGCGGGGATGATGATTACAAGAACTTCTCGCGCCAGGTTCAAATCATGCGTGATGAATTTGGTTTGAAGGTCTACGGTTACATTCGCACCGGCGCGTCGATTGATGCACCGCGACCTGAGGCGGATATCCTCAAAGAGGCTGACGAATACGTGTCGCAGTACGCGGTTGATGGTTTCTTTAAAGACGAATATAAGAACGGATGGGGTGCACAGGCGGGCGCATCGGCGTTCCACCGTAGCACCTACAACAAGCTCAAAAGTAAGTACCCGTTCCTGAAAATCGTGGGTAACCCCGGCGCGTCTATCGCACCGGAAATGAAGGGTACCGCCGATATTTTCATGACCTATGAGAACGACGCGGCTACGTATCTCACGGCTAAAGACCTGACTCAGGAACACTACAAGGGAATGAGTCGTCATGCGTTCTGGCACACTATCCACGACGTGAAGAACTACGCGCAAGCTATCCAGGTTCTGCAACGTGCGGATACTGTGAATGTCGCTAACCTGTACCTTACGGACGACACGATTTATTCCGGTGCTGAGCGTAACCAGAACCCGTATGACTCGTTGCCGTCTACCTGGTTGTGGAACCTGCAACTGGCATGGGCGCGCGGTACTCTAACTGAGTACATGGCTCAGGTTGAGACGGTACGCGCCGGGCATGCTATCGCTAAGGCGGCGGGTGTAACAGCGGCGGCTACCGAGTTAGCGGCTCAATACAAGAAGCTGACGGGTGATGATATTTCCTAATCTACCACCGGAATTATGGGGTTTTCTCGGTGTTCTCACCGGGGCTGTAATTCCGTCCATCGCATCATGGGCTAAAGACCGTGATGCGAATAAGCATGAGTCTAACCGCGAAATGATTCGCCTACTGAATGAGCGTTTGAACCTGCAACAGGAAACGCTTGTGCAGATGGAGAAGGATTTACGCATAGCGCGTGAAAACTCGTATCGAATGCTAGACCGGTCTAGGCTTGCTGTTTCGTTGGCGGCGGCCCATATCGTGCGTTTGAATAACCACATTGATATTGGCGCGCCGCCGCCACCGCCCGATATGCCTACAGAACTTCGCGGGTATATCCATGAGTTTCTGTGGGATACCGGCGGTGAAGCGCCACAAGTAAATAGAGAGAAAGAAGAACACTAGTGTCTCGTACAGATGTAGCCCTTGCGTGGATGAATGCCCGCAAGGGACGTGTAGTTTACAGCATGGAGCAGAGGTGGGGGCCAAGCTCTTACGACTGCTCAAGCGCTATCTATTACGCACTTATCGCCGCTGGATATTTCCCACAGGGTACCGCTATCGGCTCTACTGAGTCGCTGTTCAACGACCTTGAACGTTTCGGGTGGACTAAGCTCGCACCTAACGCAGATGGCTCTTATTCCCCTCGGCGCGGTGACGTGTTCATTTGGGGTGTACGCGGTGCTTCATGGGGTGCTAACGGGCATACCGGTATCTTCCTGGATGATAACGAAAACATCATTCACTGCAACTACGGTAACAACGGTATCTCGGTGCAACAGCACGATAGCTATTGGTCTCTAGCAGGGCGACCGGCGGCAACGTTCTACCGCCCGCCTCAGGATACCGTACCCGCCCCGCCGGTTCGCGCTCAGAACCAGAATCGGAGCGGATGGGTTGCTAAGCGTGGCACCTTCACCGTGAACGACACGCTACCCGTCTCGAACGACACTAACCCCAATTCCCCTGCACAGGGTGAATACAAGCCGGGGCAGTCGTTTATCTATGACGGCTACATTGCTGAGAACGGTTTTGTGTGGCTAACCTACACAAGCTATTCGGGTAAGCGCCGCTATGTGGCGATTGGACCGGATGATAACAACCCGTCTAACACTTGGGGTACGGGTTTCTTCAACTAATCGAATAAGGAATGAAAAACTAATGAACCTTACTAGTGAGCAGTGGGCATCTGTCCGTAAGTTCGCCTACGCTGTTATCCCTCTGGTTGGTAACCTGCTTATCGCCCTCGGTTTCGTATCGACTGAGCTGTGGCAGATTATTTCCGGTATCGTATTGCAGGTAGTCACCTTTGGCGTGGCTTTCTTCAACGTTACCCCTACCAACCCTTCTGCCGAAAACGAAGCACCTGCGGAGCCTGTGGCACCGGATGCTAACGCTAACGGTACTACTCAGCTCTAAGAGCGAGTAACGAAACACCCCCGGCGCGTTGCCTACCCAAACGCGCCGGGGGTGTTTTTCTGTTTCTACTGTACCACTTTCTAGCGGCGCACCTCTTCCACGTTAAAAAGCCTCTTTAGGTAACCCACCAACTCGTAGTAATCGCGTCCTTTCAGGATGTCGTTCACCGCATCCACAAATCGCACATCGAGAACATCGGAAACAACCTGCAACTTACCATAATATTGGTGCGTATCCGCTTCCCTAAGGGTAGCTAAGGCCGCAACCGCTAACGCGCGGTCTTCATAACTCTTAGCGTATATAACAGACCTGTAACCGCGTGACGTTGCACTGAACTTCCAAAGCCTACCGGATGTGTCTGTTACAGTGAACCCTACCGTATCCATCAAACGAACCGCGTTGAAGTCTGATAGCTTATCAGGTTTCGCGCTCAACCTCGGTGCGTTATGAAAATCAATTCGTTTCAGCATCTCAGTTGTAACAGCTACCTTACGCACGGAACGGTGTTCATCGGTTTTGCTTCCATCAACCACGATTATCTTACTATCGTCGTTCACAGTGTAGGCACAGATGAAATGTTGTAGCCGTTCCAGAACTTCCCCGGCGGGGGTAGGTTCCCTAATCTCACCCATGAGATTCTTCACGGTGGATGTTACCAATTCGCCTGGTTCCAGCTTCGAGAGCTTATCAGCTAACAGGATAGCCTCTGCTAAGGTTTCTTGCTCGTCCGTTAGCATGAACACCGCATGACGTAGGAATTCAGGAATGGTGTAGTGCTCGACGGTTTCATCAAACGTGATACTGAACCCTTGAGGTTCATCTTCTTTCATGTACCCGAAAATATCCCGATTTTCGTTGTTATCATAGGTGATACGCTTACGGTCTTCGTCCGTTATTGATACCTCAACATGTGTAGGGCCCTCGTTCAAATACTTGTGGATGATGTATTTTACTTCATCGTTCAGAGCCTCTCCACCGTGAAAACCTGTAAAGTCTGTTAGGTCATAACGTTCTAGCATGTCCCAACTCGATAACCCAATACCGCTTACGTTAATCCAGGTAACCGACTCTACGGTCTCGTTTTCGGGTACCTTGCTAAGTTCTTCACTCAGTAGTACCAAGGTGGCTAGACTCTTTTCGTTCTTCGTACCCCACCCGCCGCGCTGTGTGTTATTTTCGTCCCTAAATTCGTACCTACGCGCCGGGGCGTTCTTTGGGGTGTGGATGAACCCTTTCTGCTCGATATGCGGTTCAGACCAGCCCTTACCATTCAGAAACTCAATACCGGTATTCTCGTTATCGCCGGTGCGAATGTAGATGTGCATTGTTTTAGCCTTTCTGTGGTTAGTTTTCGTTAAGTTCGATATGCCCGCGAATGTACGCAAGCCGTAGAACGATAGTCATTTGCTGGATTTTCTTTGCGTACCGTTCAGGGTCTTTAGCCATGAAGCGGTCAATCTTCTTTGCGTAGCGGCGGTAGCGACCCATCGGCGGGCGGCGAACGTTCATGTTGCCAATCTTACCTACGCGAACAACGCTACGCTTAGGCGATAGCCCTAATTCCTTCATCTCAGGATGCAGGGTGTAATCACGGGCGATATATGCGGATTCCAGCGCATCGCGCCCGGCGCGGTACAGTTCACGCGCTACATGAAGCTCTTCCTGTGTAAGGCTCAGAACTAATGATGCAGAGCCGTTGTTGCCGCTACGCAGGTTAGCGTATCCTGGTGCTACTGTGGTTGTCATGGTCTTTCTCTCTGTCTAGTGGACTTGTAAAGTTACTGTGGTGAAAAGCGGTATATCACGGCGCAGAAGCCATGAATGGAAGGTGTTGCATTCGTCGATTCGCTCGTTCTCGGCCACCACCTTGTCTATAGCGTTATCAATGTCTGATACGTCCGTAGCGGGTATGAAGCTAGGAAATGCTTCCATTACCCACGCCGGGGGTTTCTCGGCACTGAATACGCGGCCTAGCGTGAACCCGCCGCCTTTGGTGTAAGTGTACCCTATTTCAACTCTCATGCTGTTACCCTTCCACGAATAAGTCGAACGCTTCCAATGCTGAAAGTTCTGTGTTACGGGCTTTGCTAAGACCGCTTCCCTTAATATGTACACCCGGCAGGCCCCGTACAATGCTGTGTACCGCGCTTATCAGACCGTCTTGTGTATCGGTGTGAACCTGCTTAGCGAATGCTCGCCGTATCTTCTCGGATGGTTTCTCACCCGCCGGGAAACTGAACACATAAACGCCCTGTTCCACACGTTGAGCGTACACCCTGCTCGGATGCGAAGTCGTTAGCTGTATCTGCACGGCGAGCGCATCACCTGATACTTGGGTATCTTCCACGCGAACACCTACTAACGGTTGAAGTCGCCGTCGTACAGTCTCGGTAAGGATATAGAAGTTATGCGCTTTCAACTGCCTTGGAACACCGGCGCGTAAAGCCTCTCGAAGATGTTCACTACACCTACTACGAAGCGCGTAATAAGTCTCGTTCGTCGCTACGTACATGACTTGTATCGTTTTCACTGCGCTACCTCCGGAACCGAAAGGTCAAACACCGCGAACAGCGCATGACGGCGGTCAATCGTGGTATGTGAGCATCGAACGCCTAGAACCTCAACGCCTTTTGCCTTCGATAGTCCGGCGCGTACCGCGTCTTCGAGAACACTGAAATGCCCCGCTGGTACACGGTCAGGAACGTTCTTCGCTACTTCCCAGTACACAGGCCTATTCTGGGGGAAATGTACTGAGTATGAGTTATCCCCGTTGTAAGTGTAAATAAGTCCGTAGGTTTCCATTGTCTGCTTCTTTCGTCTTATCTGCTTCGTTAATTCAAGTGTACAAGACTTGTATCGTTGATGCAAGTCTAAATCTCAACATTTTCTGTGATTAGCGTCATAAGCCGCTCAGGTGGGTAGCGTTTCGCCCACTCATGCGTATGCGGCCCGTAGCCGTTTGTGATAATCACCTGATACACGCTCATGCGGTGCGGTAGCGGGTCTACCAAGCCCTTGTCGATAAGCTCTTGAACCCACACACCGCGCAAGTCTCGATATTGAAGCTTATCGGACAAAATACGCTTCTTCCGCCGCGTTGATGCGCATCATAGTACGCATGAAGACCTGATAAAGAGAGTTAGCATCTGTCGCCGTCTCGAACGGTTCGACATACGCGCCGGGGGTCTCAATAGACCGGCGCGTTACCTTTGCCCACAGTTTCTTTAGCATTGTCGATTACCCTTCCCGCACCCCAACAAAGAACGCGGTGCTATCCCCATGCCGTTCATGACCTAAATACTTATATTTATCATCTGTAAAGCAATGCACCCAACTGCTAAAGCTACTAATGTGTAACTCCCTAGGGCGTATGCTTATGACCTTTAGCACCCGCTCTATAAGCTCTTGCGGGGCGTTTTCTGAGTACTTGGTATCTAGTACATACCCTATTTTAGGAACGTACCTGTACTTGAGTATTGCTACTTTATCTTTAGGAGCACTCAACACCTTTGCCTACTTTCGTGATAACTGTACGGCGGCGTAACCACCGAAAACCAAAAGACCTAATGTCGCACCGTTTCCTTCGCCACGTGTAGCTACCACACCGATAGCGCAGAACACCATGAAGAACAGCGCGGTAACAATACTGATAACCTCGAATTTCGTGTACATCTGTACACCCTCCCTTGTCTTGGTTCGTAATTCAAGTATACACACTTTGAATCTTTGATGCAACTAGGCAAACGAAAACCCCGGCGTGATGAACACGCCGGGGTTGATACTAACCGTTGCACTCTACAGTAAAGACGGTGTGTACTTTTGGTTTCTTGAACTTCTCACCGCCTACGTACTTATAGCCGTACTCACCGCGCCCCTTATGCCAGTACTTGAACTCTGCAACTTCACGCATAACACTATTCCTTTGTCTGTATCAAGACCTTGTTTCCTTGACATTTCAAGCATACAAGTTTTGAACCGTTGATGCAACTCAGAAACACGTGTTTTACGCAACACCTGAAAATGACCGAAAGAAAGCGGGGCGTGAATTGCTTCAACGCCCCGCCCCCAACCACAGACAAAGGTAGTTACATTATACCTTATAAACGTTCATCGTGCATCAAAATAGCGGCGATATGACGAATTTTCTGGTACCGTTCCTGAACCGTGTTGAACGTGTAGGTGCTCAAAATGTTCTCGAACTTCTCTCGAACGTATGCGTCGATACCCGCCGGGGTCTTTTCCAACCCGGCGCGCTTCGCCTCTTCGAGTTCACGTGCTGAATCAACCCAAATCGACACGGCCATAGCGTCCGTGCCTTTCGCGTCTTCATCACCACTCAACCAGCACGCATAGAGCAAGCAATAATTCAGCAGGTCTACTATCGTATCCTTGAGTGTGTCACCCCCGCCGGGTATTCCTATCCGGTCTACTTTACGAGCGATATTCGGCAAGATGCTAAACATCTCACCGCGTTTACGCCATGAGTCGCCGTACGCTTTGCCCTTTTCGTCCAATAGCACTAGCGCCTGAATAACCCCGCTGGGTAGCGGTGTTCCAACTGCACACATATTCCTTACCCCTTCCGGTATCGTTTACAGTTATACCCCTCAGCAGAGAGCGGTAGCCCTTCTGCCCATGCAGGGCGAAAGTTTTCATCTTCTCCCATGATAGCGGCTACAGTCTCCACGTTTCCGCCGTCTACCAAGATTTCATCGTGCACATGCGCCACCGCTGGCACGCCTAGCGCGTCCATCTCAACCAGCGCATGAGCGAGCAAGTCACGGGCGACTGCCTGTGTCACGTTCTCAGTCAATTTCCCGCCATACGTCTGTACGCGGTTCCGGTACTTTGGGTCTATGAAAGAAAGAACGTCTCGCATCTCACCGAATTTCTCAGCTCGAATAACGCGCGGCTCGCGGTAGCAGACCGCCCGCCCGCTTGGTAACACGATTTGCATTTGGCGGCTCTGCACGTCCTTACGAACGGATACGTACTCTCCAACCCGCCCACCCCCGGCGCGAAACGCGTTATCGAGAATCTTCCAGAAACGGACGATATTCGGATTCGCGGCGCGCCATTGCTGAATGTGCATTTTCACTTCATCGTCGCTACCGTCTGCACCCATCGCACGCATCGAGACAAGACCGCCGCCATAACCTAATGCCAGCACAGCGACTTTACCCTTTTGCCGTAACTTGCGAGCGGCTTCATAGTCCACGCCAAACATGCGGCTTGCGGTCTCAATGTATATATCACGCCCGGCACGGAAAGCGTCGAGTACCCACTGTTCACCTGCCAGCCACGCTAAAACGCGGGCTTCGATAGCGCTATAGTCGCACACAGTAAACGGCCCTAGAAACATCGAACGTACTAATTTCTTGAGGTCTAGCGCGGTAACAGGTTCACCAATAACGACACGCGTAGCTAAGTCGATAGCTTCTTCATCGGTCTTAGCCGAATCACGTGCTAAGTTCTGCAACTGCACCCCCTGCCCACTCCAACGTCCGGTATGTGCGCCGAAGTATTTGAACGACCCGCGTAGCCGTCCATCGACTGAACCGCGCCGTATAGCCGCGTCGTATTTGCTCGCTGTGGTGAGAGAGGTATCTTGTCGCAACTCCAAAACCCGGCGGGCATCGGACGGTAAGTCCTTGACCTGCAACAGGTCTTTGACCGTTTCCGCCTTCACATCCTGCAACGACTGTAAGGCTTCATGTGGCTGTTCGTTTAACCACGCAAGAAGCTGATTTCGAGAATTGGGATTATCCGCGCCGGTTACCATCTTGATTTTAGAGAGCGCGTCGGTTTTCACGTCTTGGTTCGCGTCGGACGCGGCGGCGGCTAAAGCAGTATCCGTTTTGATACCTCTGTCGTTGAGACGGGCATCGGCATTCCACACCGCACGCTCACCCGGCGCGAACCCGCCGTGAAGCCGCAAAAGCTCTTGTCGCACCTGTTTGAGAACAACCACGTCTTGAATGTTATAGGTCTTGAATTGTTCCCATTCCTCCGGTTTATCTTCGGGTTTGGTGCGTATACCGGTTCGCGGGTTGGGTTTTGAAAACAGATTGATAAGCCGCGTACCTGCACTGTCTTTATGCTCAACGCCTAGCGCCTCTGCAAGGTACTCTAGTTTTTGAGGGTACCCCCAATTCGCGGCGATACCTTGTGTGTCTAACCACGATTCCGGTTGCAGATACTCACC